ATTGATCTCAATCAATTTCTGTACTTAGAAATAAGTTTAATAACAGCAAAACAGTGAACATCACCTACTTTTTGCCTAAACTTATTTTATGACATCAACGAACTAATGCTTGCTTTATTGTAGCAAAAACTACAATATATTGTAGAAAATTTTATAATATATTTCTAAAATTTTCTAACTTTTGTGTAAAGATATGCGATGACTTATACAATAGAACAGTGATGGAAAAAATTACTTATCCGCAAAAAGAACTTAAGATCTATAGATATTAAAAGAGGAATTATGTCAGAACCAACATTAGTGCCATGCAATGAACCGGGCAACATTAAAAATTTAAATATCGATACCTCTCCTCCGTATTGTCGTGATGGAGAAACAGAAAAATCATCAGGCACGATTGATCGTAAAAGTTTCTTTGAAAGTCAAAAAGATGTGGCAAGTCGAGATATTTCTTGGTTAGAAGACGCCACTCAAAGAAAAATGGGTCAAGGTGCATCCGCCTTGTGTGACCCACAACAAACTGGACACATCATCAATGAACAAGGGATGAGTGAACCAAACAGAAATACTGTTTACCGATATGCAAAATCTATTCGTGGAACAGATGAAGCTTGTATGGATCTATTTAGAGATGTCATTGTTCTTGATGAATCTGGCAAAGCCCATCAAATTCCAATTATTTGGGCGACACAAGAGAAAGCTGTTGCTTACATACTTCAAGAAAATGTAAGAAAAGATGAAAGTTTGGTTGTAGATCGAATCAGGCTTCCAATGTTGGCGATACATGCTTCGAATTACAACTACAATCAAAGCAGATACACATATCATAAAGCAATCGATTATCTAAGAGATTTTAAAAATAATTGGCGACCGGGATTTACAACAAATGAACGATATGAAAAAGATACAGTGTTCGGAGTAAGTAGAGGTATTCCAGTCGATATTAGTTACACATTGTATGCTTGGACTTTGTACGAAGAAGATATGAATCAGATTCTTACACAAGTCGTCACAAAATTTTCACCAATGGCATACATACGAGTAAGAGGAATCTCTTGGGAGATAGGTGTTAAGCTCGATTCAATTGCTAATAACGTAAATGTTGAACCGGGCGATAAACAAGTAAGAGTCTTTAAGTATCAGTTTACTTTCACTGCTGAGTCATTTGTGGCACAGCCAATTGTCAGAAAGAAAGCGGTTCTTAAAACAAAAATTGAAATCACTGATTCGCCCAACGAAGATGACATAACCGCAGTCTTGAGTAGGTTGGAACAAGCAGTAAAGGAATTGGAAGAATGATTGAAATAAAAAACAAGCAGAAAAGTCCAGTACAAATATTGGTCAGATCGAGGAAGTCTCCTAGATCTTTCACAACCCTAATCATTCCGGGCATTGGTAAGGGTCAAAACATCAGGCTCATTGATGACGAACTCAAGACAGATATTATTGATAGAGTAGAGAAGATGGGCCTAATCTCTACTAGATACATTCCAAACTCTGAGATTCGCAAGGGAGATTAAGACATGGCTATTCTAAGGGGATTTCCACCATCGAATACAATTTCACCGAGCGTAAGGATCACTGAAAAGGATTTGAGCTTTGTAGCTCCTCAACAATCCTTTCACCGTGCTGGACTCATTGGATTTGCGAGCAAAGGTCCGATCAACGTGCCGACACTGGTTTCGACCCAGCGTCAACTAAACACGGTGTTCGGATATCCGCATCCTGAATCTGGAGACCCTTACCTCATTTACGCCGCAGACCAGTATCTTTTAATTGCTAGCGAACTATACATTGTTCGTGTAGCAGACGAAGATGCAGTCAGCGACGAAGCTGCTTTGACAGCCGAAGTTGATATTCCATCTGCTGGTGGGCAGATTCAAATTTTGTCAGATATTGCTGGCAACAAAACATTCGCAACAGACTCATTCTTTAGATGGAAGCTTAATGGCGTTCTCCATTCAAAGACACTTGTAGTCTTAACGGGAACTTATACTCCAGCACAATTAGTTGAAGATTTAAATCTTCAATTGGTAGGAGATATAGACGGAATTGAATTTATTACACACACAAGCGACACCAAAGTTAGTGTTAAAACAACATTCTCATTCGGACCAGACGCCGAACTTGAATTAGTTTCTGTTCAAGATGCTATTTACGGAGGACCATCAGGAGCTACTAACCCTCTTGGACTTGGTCTTAGCATGACACAAGCCAGCATTACTGGGTCTCTTGACAAGTATCCATCAACTTATCAAACAGCAGGAGAATATGACTTTGCTGGTTTGACAGATTTAAATCTTCAAATAGTGATTGATGGTACAGACAATGTGTTGATTGACAATGTGGTTCAAGTTATTGACCTTGCCGCTCTTGAAGGAATTGAATCTACGATTACAGAAGTTGTTGATGAAATCAACAGTCAAATTGTAAATCTTCCGGGCGGATTCGAGGCTTTCGAAGACGGCGATAATGTCGGTCTAAGAACCTTGCACCACGGTCGTGACGCAAGAATGCTTGTTAAGCCAGATAGCACAGCAGACGCTCTATTCGGACTTGCCAATGTTACAGTAACTGGTGCTAGCCCAGTAGGAACATCTGGCGACGGTTCAACAGAAGATTATGGTCGAGTTAATGGAGACGCCAACGGAACAGGAGCTATCACTTTCACAGTAACAGCAGATAGTTCTGGCATCGACGGAAATTCAACACAAGTTGTAATAACTAATAACATTCGTGAAGGAAACTTCTCGATTCAAGTTTATAACGGTGGAGCACAAGTAGAAAGCTGGGGCGGTCTTACAAAAGACGAAAACAGCAGATTCTATGTTGAGACTTTCATGTCATTGGTGTCTGATTGGATTCGAGTGTCAGACAATACAGCAAACGCAGCATCGCCACTTGATGGAACCTATAACCTCGCAGGAGGTTCTGACGGTATTCCATCAGACCCAGATGATCAGGACGCATTGATTGTTGGAAATCAATTAGCTTACACAGGCATGTATGCTTTGAGTGAGCCAGAACAAATTGACATCGACTTGATCGCTGTGCCGGGACACGCTTCAACAACTGTTGTTACAGCAATGTTGGATGTATGTCAGAACGTCAGAATGGATTGTATGGCAATCGTTGACGCTCCTTTCGGACTCACAGTTAATGAAATTGTAGATTGGCAGAATGGAACCCATCCTCTCAACACTACAAGATTCGATTCTGACTTTGGTGCTCTTTATTGGCCATGGGTAAAAATTAGAGACAACTACAACAGAGTTGATATTTGGGCACCGCCTAGTGGTTCTGTTATGGCGACTATCGCTAGATCAGATCAACTTTCAGCCCCTTGGTTTGCACCCGCTGGTGTAAATCGTGGTGTAGTTCCAAATATTACAGATGTGTTCTCAAGACCAACTCTTGAAGAACGAGATTTAATGTATGGCTACAGAAACTCCATCAACCCAATCGTTCAATTCGTGGACTTCCAAGGATTTGTAATTTGGGGACAGAAGACTTTGCAAAGAACTCCAACTGCTCTTGATCGTGTAAACGTCAGAAGATTGATGTTTGTTATTGAAAAGAGAATTAGAGTTGCAGCACGTCAGTTGCTCTTCGATCCACATGATGATGTTCTACGAGCAAAATTTGTAAGAATCGCCACATCAATTCTTACAGAAATTCAGGTTGGCCGTGGTGTTGATGACTTCAGAGTAATTTGCGATACAAGTCTTAATACTCCAGATGTTATCGACAGAAATGAATTGCGTGCCAGAATTGGTGTTATTCCAATTAGAGCAGCAGAATTCATCTTCATCGAATTCTCCATCCACAGAACTGGTTCGGACTTCTCAGACAGTTCAACTACATTCTAATTATAAGGTATCAAGGGGCTGAAAATCAGCCCCTTGATATATATTTGCTCAGAAAGAGGTGAAAATGTCCGACATGGGAATTGGCGAATTGGGTATGCCCAATACGATCATTAAACGTAAATTCAGATACGCAGTAACGTTTCAAACTCCACTTGGAGAAATCCCAGAACATTACGTTAAAGTTGCGAATCGTCCGCAATTAGAAATTGACGAATTAGAAATACAGTTTTTAAACGCTAGTACATGGATTCCGGGAAAAGGCAGATGGCAACCACTTAATATCACATATATAGATGTATCGAGCGTTTTGATGCAACCCCTTTATGACTGGGTTGCAACTGTATACGACTTTCAGACTTATTCAACTAGCAATACACTAAAACAATCTGAAAGACGTGGTTGGAATTCACAATGTAGGATGAGCGTCTTTGACGGTTGTGGGGCTGAATTAGAAATATGGGAGTTGTTAGGTTGTTTTCCACAATCTATTAACTTTGGAGATCTTGATTATGGTTCAAACGATGAATGTACTATCGATTTGACAATCAGGTTCGATAAGGCAAGCCTGATAGGATATTGCGGAGGTCCGACACCTAATGGAAGACCTTTGGGTTGTATGTAAAATAATAGGAGTAATAAAATGACTGATCGCAAACCAATGGGAATAGGTGTTATTGGACAACCAGACGTTGTGTTTAAACGGAAATTCCGTTGGACGTTCGAAATTCAAGGCTTTTGCAAAAATGAAAAGAACGTAATTCCAGAACACTTTGTTAAAGTGGCTTCACGACCGAATCTTGAAATCGAAGAAACAGAAATCAATCACCTAAACGCTAAGATGTGGATTCCCGGCAAGGCTTCTTGGCAAACAATTACTGTAACTTATATGGACGTAGCACACGATCAAATGCGTAGCCTCTGGAACTGGCTTGCTACAATGTATGATTTCACAGATCCAGTAAATTTGAAACAAGGAAATCGACGTGACTGGGACGCTACAGGCGTTCTTAATATGTACGATGGTTGTGGCACATTGCTTGAACAATGGCAGCTACAACACTGCTGGCCAACTGGAATCAACTTCGGAGAATTGGATTATTCTTCCTCAGAAGAGGCTACTATTGAACTAACGCTAAGATACTGGGACGTTATTTACAGAAGCTATTGCCCAGACTTCGTACCAACAGGTTGCTATACAGGTTGCGGCAATGGAACTGGAACTGGAACTGGAACTCTTGTAGACCGCAATAACAACTAATCAAAAAGAATAGGAGACAATTATGGCAATTCCAATGGGAATTGGAGCATTAGGCTTCAGCAACACCATATTTAAAAGAAAATTTAGATATACTTTCGAGGTATTTAACATCTGTGGAAACGCAAGCAAAAGAGTTCCTGCTTCATATGTTAAAACTGCTGCACGACCAAACCTTGCAATAGAAGAAACTGAAGTTAATTTCTTAAATGCTAAAATGTTTATTCCGGGCAAAGCTACTTGGGACACTATTTCAGTGACTTACATCGATGCTGTGGATGTAACAAATCCACAGATTATGAAGCCTCTGTTTGATTGGCTAGCTTCAGTCTATGCTTTTCACAAACCAATAGCATTGCCTATGGGATCTCGTGCTCAAGATTATTCTGCCACTGGATTAATTAGCATGTATGATGGTTGTGGAACTTTATTAGAAACTTGGGAATTGCAAAAGATGTGGCCAACTAGCATAAATTTTGGAGATTTAGACTATGCTTCTTCTGATGAAGCTACAATTGAATTGACATTACGTTATTCTGATGTAATTTACACACCAATCTGTCCAGCATTCACTATCGAAAATTGCTGTACGCCTTGTGGTTCTTAATCTTAAAATGACAACTATTATAAGGGGTGCGGAATATTCCGCACCCCTTTTTTTATTAAGGAAAAACTATGCCATCAATGGGTATGCAAATGGGACTAGAAGGAGATGGTCGTTTCTGCAAACGACAATTTCGCTGGATGTTCACTGTAGATAATATTATTGGAGATCAATCATCATCTGGAGGCAGTTTGCAATGCTTGCCTCCTGAAAAGGGTGCTCGTCCAAATCTATCGTTCAAAGAAATGAATGTACAACATGTGATTGAAGAAGTGTTTTATCCAACTAAGCCAGACTGGAAGCCTATTACTGTCACAGTATTTGATCTAAAGAAAAGTAATCACCCATTATGGAAATGGATAACTGAGTTATATGATCCAAAAAAAGGCACATTTTCTGAGCCTAATAAAAATCCTGCTATAAACGAAGGTTTTATTCGTCAATGTACATTGCAATTATTTGATGGGTGCGGTGAAATCGTAGAAAAATGGCTGTATGAAGACTGTTGGCCACAATCCGTGAATTTTCAATCACTAGATATGACGCAAAATGGAATTGTTATGTGTGATATTACGCTACGATATGCAAGAGCTTATATAGAAGAACAATAAATCACTCTTCTTCTTCTTCTTCTTCTTCAACTTCAAAAAATTGAAATTCGCCATTAAGAATTTCTTTCATTCCTTCAATAGCATCTTCTAATTGTTTGCTAGTCCAACCGAGTTTACGAATAGTAGCACTCTTATTAAGACGACCACGTTTTGTATAACATTCATTGTCGTCATCTAATAGACACTCGACAATTTTGCCATAACCATTTTTATGGAGTTTATCAACAATTTCTTGCATTTCAATAGCGTATACTGGAACTGCAACGCTAGGTTTATTCATATCCATAATTTACCATGAATTAGTGTCTCTGTCAAGTACAAATTGACTTAATTTATTGTTTATCTGATCAAATTCCTTAAAATGTATAGACAGAAACGGAATCTTATGTTCGTTACAGTAAGACGCTTTGATCTTATCATTTTTCTGAACCATCAATAACGATTTAAGTCCACCAAAATATTCTATAGGCTCATAATGCTGCCGTCCTTGATACTCAATCAAACCAAACAACTTCCTGCCTTTAATTATAGCAAAATCAAATGGCAATCGTTTCTTGTTTTTGCAACCATCTATCTTATATTCTCGCTTGTAATCAATGTTATTTTTGTCTAACCAATCCTTGATTGACTTTTCTCCTTTAGATGAAGCACAAAATGGACACTGATCACCTCTTGATCTTGAATCAATTCTACATTCCCATTCATGGGTCAGATCATCAGGACACAAGAACCAAGCTCTTTTGTTTGAAGCATAAGTTACATCTCGTGGAGTAAAAGTGTTTTTTGTTGGATGCCATTCTCTTGTAATCACTGGATGAGTTGTTTCTAGGCAATTAGAATTGACAACTTTCCTTTGTTTTCTGCCGGGGCAACATGGACATCCGGTTTTGTGAAATGTTCTATTCACAATAGTAGCTTTCCATTCATGATCATCAGCTACTGGACATTTCCAGCAAATAACAACATGACTTCCAGCAACAACTTCTATAGGATTTATTGAATTTTTAGAAAAATCCCATTCTTTAATTAAATCTGGATGAGTCACTAAAAGCGAATTCTCTTCACATGTTTTTTGGTTGCTGCAATAAGGACAACCAGTTCCTTTTTCATCTCGTCCGCCTGCTGTTCGATGAGTAAGCGATGCTTGCCACTCATGCCCTTTACAACACTTCCACCAAACTTTCTTACCTGATCTGCAATGAGCCTCAAATGGATCAAGAGAATTTTTTTCAAAAATCCATTCTTTAAGCAAATCTGGATGTTGATGTCCGACAGAATCTTCCGGCAGTACCTTCTTGCCTTTGCAGTAAGGACATCCAGCTCCTTGCTGCGTCCTAGAGAATATTCGTGCTTCCCATTTGTGTCTTGGATCTACAGAACATTTCCACCAAACCTTTTTGGCGGAACTAGGTGTATAATCTGTAAAATCACTTTTGTTTGTTTCAGCGTCAAATTCTTGCTCAATTTTATTCATGAAATATGTAGTCATGTGATTAAAGAATTTTTTCACATGTTTCCGTTCTTGAATAATTTTACCAAGAACCATGGTCTTGATCAACGTGATTTCTGTTATTTTGATATTTTTCCCGTGAATTTCCATTTCTTATAATAGCACTATCAAATTTATCTGACAAATACACTAAATATTTTTTCTTAAGTTCGTTATAGTTTCTAGCAGATCTATATAACTGACGATAATGATTAAGAATACAAGTTGTCATATAGTTAAAAGCTTTGCCCTTGCGAGGATCAAAACGATCGATTTTTTCGAAGCATATTAGCACACCTTCTTGAACTGCATCATCTACATCAATTCCACTAAACTTTGCATAATTTGTAATGTTTTGAGCCAAAATATAAAAAGCATAAGCTAATTGATTTTGATAATCTTTAAAATTAGCAAAAGATTCATTAAAGTTGCCAAGAGATAAATCTAGTTTTTCTTTTTTTGCATCATCTTTATATTTATTAAATCTTCGATTATAAGTCTCTTTCCAATCAGTAAGCATCATTTCATTTCGATCTTTTTCTCTTTTATGAAATTGAAATAATTGAATAATAGATTCAAATGTCTTGTTGTTTAAGTATTCGTTGGCCATTTTCCTCCGACTAGCGATAAAAGTGTCTTTGTATTTGCACTGCGACGTACATTATCAGAGAAAAAATCCATTTTTCCACTATCATTAAAAGTAGTATGAAAACAGTAAAGTTATATGCGGAATTGCTGGCAAATCCAAAGAGTTTGGTTGCTTATCGTAGCTTGTTGGATGAATACAAAAATAACAATCTTGATAATGAAGCCAAAGCAATCGAGGAATTGATCCAAAGGAAGTTCGATGCCTACAATACACTTGCTCACAAAAAACAACTCGAAAACAATACTCAAGGCAATTAATTCTGTGCAATGGGCTAATAGAATTATGGTTGCAGACCTTGGCAGCAGTGACAATACATTAAAAATCTGCGAAGATGCTGGTGTTGAAATTTATAAAATGAAATGCCATAGAAATGAAGCTAGAAACAGATTGATCGACAACACGTCTGGCGTGACATTTTTATTAGAGCCATGGGAAACTTTTATCAAAGGAGCTGATAATTTAAATCGATTATCAACGACAAGCTATGCGACAATATTACAAAACAACATGTTGACAAAAGATATAAGAGCATGGACAGACAAGCCAAGATTTGTCAATCCTGTGTACGAAACAATTGAACAAAATGCGGTCGATGCTGACATTTTGATTTATTCAACAGGCCGCAATGACCACGAAGATATTTTGTTGGCGATAAATGAATGGAAAAAATCTTTTCCAATTGCTATAGCTCCATACTATTACGAAGCTTGCACGTTATTATCTATGGGAAAATGGCAACAGTTTTTAACAGCATCAGAATACTATATGTTTTTAGACAAAACGTTATCTATGCCAGCAATAATGAATCATTACTATTTTGCTATGGTTCAATTGATGAATCTTAAAAAAGTGCGACCATCTTTACAGAATTTATCAATCTGCTTGTCTGCAAAACCATTAATGGCTGAATTTTGGTGCCTTGCTGGAGACGTTCATTATCATTTGACAAAGAAATTTAATGTTGCAAAAGATCTTTATGAGAATGCTATTTTTTTGGGCGGTAAAAGATTGAAAAATGATAATTGCCCAATGGATCTTGCAAAATACAAAACATATCCAAACAAAATGATTGATAGTTGCGACAAAATTATGCAAAGTAAGTCTGTCTATATTTCAACTTAGTATAAATCTTCAAGATGATTTATAACAATTGTAACTTGATCTTGCCAGCGGGCGATATCAAGTTGTTTTCTGCCAACAGGCAATTTCTTAAGTTCTGCTGATAATTCCTGAATATTGCAGTTTATTACCTGCCATTCATTTTTTGCAACTCTCTCTAGGGTTTTTTCCATTTCATCTGAAGATACATCTTTTGTAGGAAAATAGTTAGCAATTTCCTTGCCAGCCTTACGCATAACATTCATATAAATTGGATGATTGCAAGCACATCCCGGATTTTTCAAGAAACTTTGAACATCTTCAGTCAATTCTGGAGGTAAAGAACCTCTGAATCTTTCGTCCAATAACGCCTGTTTAATATCATGAATATTGACTTTTTTCTTCATATTATCCTAAAAATTCTGGTGGATTGTATTTATGAGGCATTCCATCTTCGATTCGTTTTATTTTTTCTGCTTCTTCTTTAGCTTGTTGTTCTCTTTTATCAATTTCATCATAAGATTTTGAATAAACATCAGGTAGAGGTTTTAAAACAACGCCTCGACCGCACTTAGGGCATTTCGCTTTTGCAAGTTGTTTATGTGTCGGTCTGTCAATAATTTTGCCTTTTTCCAGTCTAGGAGAACCACCCGGAACTGGCGAAATTTTAATTTGCGTAAGATCATCTGGAGAATTAGTGTCATAGATTTTCTTATAAGAACATGGTTCGCAAAAAATTAAAAACCTTTTAATCTTCTCTTGTCTCATCATGATTTACCTCAAATTCAGTTTTACTTCTAATTAAATAAATCAAATCTGTAAAGGTTTGAGAAATCACGCTTCCTGCAAAACCGCAAGTCAAAATTAAACCACAACTGTCAGAAACAATTAAATAACCGCAAATTAATCCAGACCAAAAACCAGTGCATTCGTAACATTCAAAAATTTGTTTTGACCAATTCCATTTGTGCATCCATTCTCGAACACTAAACTTAAACACTTTGATTAAATCAAATATGCGGCCATGAACCAAAATATTGGTAAGCCCAATTGTTGCTAACATAAATAATAAAATTGTCATTTACTATCCTTCTTCATTATCTTCATTTTCACGATTGGCAATATCTGTTTTTTCAACTCGACACGCTTCATTAAAACATGGAATAAAAATACTTAAATATCCGTCTTTAGACAGCAATTCAATGCTCGCTGCATTTTGTTTTCTTATCAATTCAATATATTCTTCAATACTAATATGTTGATTATGCTCATTGATATTGAGAAAAAAACTAACAAACCCTTTTGTTTCAATCATAATTGCTCCTTAAATTTAACGCCAAAAACTGATATAAAGGTGCTCATCATCTCGCCAAGTGCTAAAGTAATTAAAATCAGTGATTTCACACAACTTATTGCAAATTTCAGCAGATTCAGCTAATGGAATCTTAATATTTCGAGTGATGTTGTAATTTAGTTTCTGAACAAGAATCTTATCGCCAAAATAGATTTCTAATGTTTTAACATCTTCCTCTGTTAATGAATTTAAGAGATCTAATACTGCTTGTTTTCCAATCCCTCCCAACATTGGCAATCGCTTTGCGATACGCCATTGTTCAAATATACTAAAATAACTAGGAGGCAAAATTTGCTGTGCTTCCTTGTTATAAAAAATCAATTTTTCAATATTGGAGAAATTAAAATCAAGCATACTCTTATATTCACACACGATGACCCAAATTCATCATAGTATGAAGGAGAAAAATATGGCAGATGATGTTTATCGACAGAGAAGAAAAGTGAGTTCAAGTGATTTAGGAGATTTCGTTGATGAATCGCCTGCAAGTGAAAACGATCCTCTATCTTCGGTTAAAAAGATTCAACAACAAGCAGCCAATGAAGTTGGACAAGAATCTTCTGAACAACCTCTTTTAAGAGGAGAAGCTCCATTTTCAATTAGCGGAGCAGTTCCACCGGCTTTTAGAGAAGCAATGGCAAAAAGATCACAAGGCCCAGCAGCAGCAGCAGCAGCAGCAGCAGATGATGAAGATCTTCCTCCGTTTATTAAAGAATCAAGAACTCGTTCCGCTGTGCCAAAATCGCAGCCAAAGGCAACTCCAGATGCCAAAGTTAGAGTCACAGGTTCTGATCAGTTCGAAAATTTGCTACAAAGATTGGCTGAACAACATCAGTGGGAAGAATTTGAGTTTCCATCTAAAGGCAGATTTTACAACAACATTCCAGCAACTGTTCATGTTAGGCCAATGACAGGTGAAGAAGAACAAATTTTAGCAACTCCTCGTTTTGTAAAACGTGGAAAAGCAATTGATATGATTTTCGACAGATGTATTAGAGAAAAAATTAACACAGAAGAATTATTGTCTGTAGATAGAACTCACTTATTAATTTATTTGCGTGGTATTTCTTATACTCCAGAATACGACGTTGAGATCAAATGTCCTGAATGCGGAATAAAATTTCAAACTATTATCGACCTTAACTCTTTAGATGTTAATGATTGTCCTCCAGAATTCGGCCCTGATTCATTAGAAGGCACTCTTCCAATGAGTGGATTTAAATACCGATACAGATTATCTCTTGGAAAAGATGAACAGCAAATCTCGCAATATAGAGAAAAGAAGATTCAAGACTGGGGAGATCAAAGTGAAGACGACACACTTCTTTACCGAACGGCTTTGTTGTTGGAAGAAATCGAAGGCGTGAAAATGTTAAAAGAAATTCAATTCTTGTTAAAGAAATTGCCTATTGCCGATGTGGCTTATCTTAGAAATGAGATCAATACACCACCTTTCGGAGTAAGAACAGAAGTTCCATTGCTATGCCCATCATGTACAGAGGAGTTCAAAATCGACCTCCCACTGGAGACAAGTTTTTTCTTCCCAAGGAAGAGGGAGGAAAAACCCCAAGCGTAGAGCTTTGGAGAAATCTCATGGAGGAGCTATTCTTCTTCCAGTATCACATGCACATGAGCAAGCAAGACTGTATGACAATCCCAGTCCACGAACGCAAGTGGTTGATCCAAAGATTCATAGAGCAAAAAAAGAAGGAGGGGGAGGCAATTGAACGCATGAAGAAAAAGAAATAACTGATTTTTACTGTAAATATCACAATTTTATTTCTTAAAATTAATGAAAAAGTAGTTACAGACACTTATTTGACAATACAAAAAGACAAGATGGAAGAGTCTGATTTATTTGTCGAGCTTTGTTCTAGGTTGATAGATAAGATAAAAAAGAACAAGGAATAACATGAAAAATTTTTGGATTAACCGTCATAACAACAAAAAGAAAATCGAGGAGACTGTTCTAAAAATAGTCAAACTAGCTATTCAAAAAAAGCTAGGAATCCTTGTAGTAAAAATGCCATGGAACAAACCATAGAAGATTATCCAGAGCCACGTTTTTGTGGTTATGTAGGAATGCCTAGCATTGTATTTAAAGATATTTGCAAATTACATAAAGGACATTTTTTCTCAAGATGTTTATTTGGTTGGATCTTCTTTGTCAAAGAAAGATTGGCATGATTTAGACATTGTCTAAATCATGCCAGACAAAATATGGGATGATTACAAATTTGGCAATCCAAAAAATAGATTCTCAAACAAGAAGTGGATTGCTTATTGTTTGGCGATATCAAATTTTGGAAAATCATTGCTCAATTGTGAAATAGACTTTCAAATAACAAAAGAATCATATAACGAAATTCACAAATCGGACATACGATTAAATTTAACAGAAGAATTTGGAGACAAATAGTGGCAATCAAGGAAAGATATCAAAACCCAGCCATAGGCGATTCAGTCAAATTAAGGCTATTCACCTATAACAGCAACAACCTTGCTGATCTATCAAGCATCTGTAAAGTTGACATTTATTATTTTGATAGATATTCAATCTCTGCTGAAAACCCAGATGGCAGACGATTGGTTGAGTCATTTGATGGGTCTGCTGTAACGGTTGAGGATACAGGAACACATCTACTTGAAATTGAAATACAAGAATCTTTGTATGTCATTGGAAAGTATTTGGATATTTGGACAGTCAATGTGTCAGATTCGCAGCCATCAGAAACAATAGAACAGGTTTTTGATATTTACCCAAATCTCTGGTACACAACACCGATCCCAGTAGTATACGATTTTAGTTTTCATTTTCAGCCAAATAAATTTCGCAAAGGTTCAAAACAATTTCTTATCATTGAAATTGTTCCTAATGTGCCAACGGCAGGAGACCTTAGAAAATACTACGAAAACCTAGCAATTGTTTCAGATCTTAAAATATCAATTTCGCAAAGTTGCGGACCATGCGTTCCAGCAGAAGCCGATCTTCGATTAATCGTGGATGAAGAGTCCGTTGATTATCGTGAAAAACGATATGGATATTATAAGATCAACACTGAGGATATGGACTGCGGAATATACGATGTTTGGTTCCGCCTCGATTTTGGCGGAAACACATATATTAGTGATCGTTACAACATTCAAGTGTATAATTAAAAATTGACACTATCATAATCAAATCATGTATAAATAGGAATCAAAAATGAATAAAACAGAAACAGTTAAAATCGAACTAACAGCAAAACAAAGTCCGCCAGTCAAACACTGTAATTCTAAAAATAAACCGCCAATGTCAGAAAAGTTTAAACTTGTGCCGAAGTACATTCCATTCTTGGTGCAATTTATTACAGAGTCGTCATGGAATTGCGTAGAAAAAACGATTGATATTGAAATCAATGAAACGGCAGGATTTGATGCTTATAATTGGTTTGGAGGAATCAACAAAAGAATGGCTGAAGCACAAAAAAGTTCTTTTGTCGATTTAGACCAAGATAGCCTATTGCTTGTTTTTATGGACGAATGTGAGAAAGAAGTCGCAAATATTAAGTTTTGCGGTTTGGAACTTATGAGCCATCACTGCTATTTGTCAAAATCATATCAATATTCTTTGTGCCATTCTATAACCATACATTATACAGAATGTGTAGCCATTCCGAATACAAGGACAGAGGAAGAAGAGAATTTTCGTAGATCTCATTCAGATGAGAATGTAATTGTAGACGAAGAGTGGCAAGAAATAAATGTTTGAATTTTCTGTAAAAATTATCTTGAAGATTTAGTTACAGAATCGCTATAATATTTATAGACTGGAACATTCCTCGGGAGTATGACTTAGCTCCCAAAGCAATTTTGCAAAGCCCAACAGAGGATGAGGGTTCCCAGCGTTAGGGGGATAAGTTGATGTACTCAAATCATTTCGTTTTCTGTGTTTTAGTAAACGGAGAACCACAAAAAGAACTCGCAAACGGAACTGTGAATATCCCATTTGGTGAATATTCCTTGCGTTTCCGCAATAAAAATGACCGCCGAGCCGTCGTCAAAATTTACATTGACGGAGAAAATGTCTCTGGAGAAGGTTATATCATTAATGGCAATGGTCACGTCGATATTAAACGACATCACGACAAAGACCGATCTTTTAAGTTTGTGTCTTTAGACAGTAGTGAAGCTGTTGACTTTGGAAAAAATGGTCCGAACGAAGATAAAGTAAAAGGCACAATAGAGGCTAAATTTTATCTCGAAAAAGAACGACCAAAAATGATGTATCCAATACATCATCACCATCATTACTTGTTACCACGACCATATCCAAATCCAAATCCAAATCCAAATCCGTTTTACACCACAAGCATGGGTGGAACAACAGATGGTTCGGTTTGCAGAACTTCATTGGCCGGAGGATCAAATTGCGAGTCTAGTTTTCGAGATGGTTCAAGATCAGTAAAAAGAAGTAGGGCTACTGGATCATCTGCATCGCCTAACACTAATTATAGTTGTAATGAAATTCCTACGATTTCTTCTTTAGAGTCTCTCAAAGACGGCTGTACGGTCGAAGGAAGCAATACTGGTCAAAACTTCCATACTGTATATATTGACGTAGAAGACACGTACACGAGCTTGAAATTATTCCTTCAAGGGTTCAATGGAAACGATAATACAAATTTTGTATCAATTCCAGAAGCACGTAAGACAAACCAATCAAAACGTGTTGATGACTTGGAAATGGAAAACGAAAATCTTAGACAAAAATTAGCCGAGATTGAAAACCAACAACTCAAAGATAAATTGTCGGCTTTAGAGAAACCAAAAGCCAAGCCACGTTCAAAAAAGAACGAGTAAATAAAAAAGCCCGGCAGATTACTCTGCCGGGCTTTTTGTTTTCAGCAATTAGTTATTGCTAAATCCGGGACGACGCTTCTTGGAGGTAGTCTTCATAATAATCTTTTCAATCGTTTTTGGATTGGCGATCTTACTGAGAAGAGCATGAGCGAACTGATCCATCAGCAAATCACCAGCCAGCTTCATCGGATCGATTGATATATCGTCTTCTTCGGCTTGCATTCCGGCCTCGGGACAAACCATGCGGATGTGAGTCTGCATGGAAGCCACAGCAATTCTGATATCATCAGGACGAATGATCATGGCGTCTTCACTATTACTGATTGCAGAAAGCTTTGCACGTTCTACGGCTTCCTGAACGAAAGCAGCATTGGAGCCAGTCAGTCCTTTAACAGCAGTGATGATATCTGCATCGGACCCTTCGATGATAGGAGTGCCATCTTTTGACTTGCCATAATGGCGAACGAGTCGCAACATGGCTTGATCATCAGGAGCCTGAATCGGAATCACAGTGTCGATACGACCGGGACGCAAAAATCCAGAATGAATTCCACCCACATGATTCGTGGTCAGAACAGTCATCACTTCCAAATGCTTGCTTTCAACCCCGTCAAGAATGTTGAGAATCCTGTCGATTTCTGGAGTTCGAGGACCATTCGGCATTGTGCGATCAACATCTTCGGCAAACAGTACACAAGGTGAGTACAGTTTAGCGAAAGCAACCGCCATGTCGAGATCACGCACGTCTTCAACGTACAAGAAAGTCCATCCATTTTCAACGCAGAGTTGTGCCAGACGGTGTGCCGTCAGAGTTTTTCCGGTTCCATATCGCCCTTCGAGGAGAATTCCACGCTTCAATGGGACGCCATTTTTGCGGCAGCGATCCGTATGGATCACAGGATTGAACAAATTCGTCTGAATCATCTGTTCAGTTTCGGAAGAATAGACAATCTGCTGGCCAGCGTACTTCTTTAGATCGATGAAGCGTGGTGCAAAAGTTGGATCAAAGGTGCTTTGACGATCGCCATCTCGATCTCGGAAGTTGATCTTTACTGCCTGACCACGATAAATAGAATCGCTAGAAACAATCTCACGAACTCGCTTGGCAATTTCTGCCACAACCTTTTCGTGCCGTCGCTTGACAGTGGCGGTAAGATTGAAGATTGGCATCTGGTTGTCTTCTTTCCAACCAGTCGCAAGAGTTCCATCAACTTTTGGAACCTTGCATCGACCCCAAGGGATCTGCAATGTTTCTCCAAAAGCGACTTCTACTCCAATCATTGATGGAGGATTGTCGCCGAAAAATCCGGGAGTAGGCAACAAATTTGCCCAACCATATTTTTCCTTCAAAGCCTTCTGGAAGGCTACAGCCCCATCCAAAGGAAAGGCGTTGATCGGTTCTTGAACCGAAACTTCGGTTCTCTCTTCGTCACGCTGTCGAGCCAATGACTCGATAGCTTCGTCGAAATCCATATCCTGCGGTATCACGAATCTATCGCCGTGGAATTCCACGTCGATTTTCCGAGGTTCTTTCTTTTCAACAAGTTTTGGTACTGCTACTGGTGGTGCCATGGGTATCCTCCCACAATTTGAATTAAACTTGAAAGTTGTTTCCAACACATCCGGATTGTAGGTTTGATTTTTTGGTTGTAAAGCACAGGCTCTAAAATTTGTATCAAAAAATCTTACAAGTCAAAAATATCGCCCTTTCGAATGAATCCGCCAAAACCATCATTCTTAGAATTTTGCAGAGGATTTGGTTGATAGTGATAGAGTCTCATTTTAGACTTCACGCATTCATCTAAGGTTTTTAGATCATCATAGTGAGCGTGAACTCCGCTGTGGTGCGGAGAAGTTTCGCAATCCTGAAAAATAATATCTGCTTTGAGATAAAATTTCTCAATTTGACGTGGACAAAATTGTGTGTCGGTTGTAAGAAATGTCTTCCTAGATCCACGTTCAATCATTAATCCATAACTGTTGACTATTTCATATCCATTCATCACGTGAGATGTGATGCGTCGTAAACGCACTCCCGGCCCCTGCAAATTGAATTTTCATATTGCTTATCCTGCGAACTCAACAACAAAAATAGTGTCTTCCTCATAGATAGAAATTCTGATAATATCTATATCAAGGAAAGAAAAAATGAAAACATACCATGAGATACCGGGACCATCAGGCGGACATCATAAACCATGTTACACTTTTGTAAAGTATGATGGAAGCAATATGCGTTTTGAGTGGAGTAGAAAACGTGGATGGTACAAATTTGGCACTCGAAAAACAATGATCGATGAAAACACTCCAATTTTTGGATCAGCAATTCCGATGTTTTTGCAAAAATACGGAGATGATCTGGCAAATGTGTTCAAATCAGAAAAACATTTTCATGGAGTGCAAAACGTCGTTGTGTTTGCTGAGTGGTATGGAAAGCTTTCTTTCGCTGGACAACACTACCCATGGGATAAAGACTATGACATTGTTCTTTTCGACGTAAATCCGATGAAGAAAGGAATGTTAGGTCCGAAACAATTTTTAGACATGTTTGGTCATCTAAAAATTGCAGAACTTATTTGTACTGGAAACTTTGGAGATTTATTGGTTGAGTCTGTTCGCAAAGAAACAATAGATATCAAATCCAAATATGATGTGCAAGTAGATTTTCCAGAGGGAGTTATCTGTAAGGGAGCCGAATCAGACCCGCATAAACAATGGTCTTGCAAAATAAAGACTGAGAGATACAAAGAAGCTTTGAAGGCTTTGTATGAAGGCAATTGGGAAAAACACTGGGAGTAAAATATGAAATGCTGTGGATGTGGGGCTGAAAAGGATATGTCTGTTTTAGAAATATATCCTTTTCCAGAAGACGAAACATTTTGCAAAGAACCGATTCAACCGCTATTGAGTTTGGAATGTCAGCCAAATGATAAATCAGGGGAATGGAAATTACCAATCGTTTGCCATGAATGTTTCAAAAAACTTGATCCTGATATGTGGATCAGCGAAAAATGCTGGATTGGAATTAATCCAACGGTTGCATTCGAAAGTTTGCCGTCATTGAAAAAGGCGATAGAAACTTAGATGGACTTTAAATATATTATTTTAGTTTTTCGACAAGTCCAATTTCAATTTCTTTGAGCGATTTTAAAATCAGCTCAACCAAGACACTAGATTGAGCAATGTGCCCAGTCAGTGAGCGAATTACCGTTACCCAATTGTGGGTAAATAAAAAGGAACAGAATTAAATCCAAATGGATATGGAATTACTGAAAATTATGATTTGTTCGAAACGTAAATATATTCATTACAAAACAAAGGAAACAACATGCTGACGCACAAGATTTGTTATGATACAGAACGATTTGATTTTAAAGAATTAGTGCAAGAACACTACGGTGTTAAAGATTTATCCCAACTTGATAAATGGCTTACTAAAGAAGTTCCTTTTTTTGAAGACAAAACATTTGATCAAAGCACAGATTTACATAAACACTTTTACAAAATTTATGATGATGATAAATTTTTGTCGCTTTATAGATTGTTCATCAAAGAGGTGATTCAACCGGGTTATGGAGAATCTATAGTATATCAAGCCAAACCAACATTTAGAGTTCACCTTCCTAATAATGTGGCAGTTGGAGAATGGCACAAAGACGGAGACTACAATCATCAAAGATCTGAAGTAAATTATTGGATGCCATTTACAAGAGCATTCGGAAATAACACAATTTGGATTGAGTCAGAAGAGGATAAAGAAGACTATCAGCCATACGATGTTGAGTGCAACGAAGTCTTGATTTTTAATGGGTCTTTTTTAACACATGGAAATAAAGCAAACGACACAGGAGTTTGTCGAGTGAGCATTGATTTTAGAATCATTCCATATTCTGAATACAAAGCTCTTCAATGTGAATCATCACATCTAAAACTTAAATTTGAAATTGGCGGATATTATAATCTGCTTGAGGTATAATGAATTCATCTGTTTTATATGTAATGGCTTCTTGGAGTGGTCCAAGATCTGATGTTAGATTTGACGACACATACGTCGAAAGTCACATCAATCAATTAAAAAAAATTAGCAACAACTTAACACAAATCTCAATAGGAAATCCTGAAAATCAATCCAAAAGAGAAGAGTTTGAAGAGTATCTTAAATCTCTTTCAAATGTCAATAACGTTCCAGTTGTGGTGCATGATGTTCCAAACATTGGCCGATCTTACGGCCAATGGTCACGCATCTATGAAAAATATAGGAAACAATTCGACTATTACATATTCGTCGAGGATGACTATCAACCAGTTATCGACAATTTCGACTCTGTGTTAATTGACATGTATGAAAGTAAAAATTGTGGATTTTTATGTGGTTTAGTTTTGGATGAAACTGGACGATATGGAATCAAATCTCAGAAGCACGCCGGAATTACGAATGGCATAGCAAGTTCTTCTGTCTTAGAAAAAATTAGAGACAAATTTTGTTGTTTGCCTCATGACATGGGCGAATATTCAAATGGACAAATCATTTTTTCTAATGGCTTCCTTGAAACAGGCTTTTCAATTGCAGAATATATAGATTCAGGAAAATACAGATCACTGTATGACGATCACACTGATGAAATCAGAATCTATGGACCAAATAAAGATGCCAAAGATATTTTCTCGCCAAAAAGAGTTGTTGGCATAGAAAATGCCTTCAATTATGTTCATTTTAAAGAATCTGTTAGACCTGTTAGACCTGTTAGACCTGTTAGACCTGTTATACCTGTTATACCTGTTAGAAGAACTCCAAAATCAAGAGTTGTCGGAAGGCGTAATTAGCGTCCATTGATAAATCTCTGACAAAATCCAGTTGATGTTGCGAGCATATAATTATTCAATAAGACCAAAAACTCATTCAAATGTTCACGTAGTTCGTTTTGCTGCATCTTGTCAAGATCTTTGCCTTTCGTTGTTCGCACGTTAGCATGAGCATTTTCCCATGGATCTCCATTAACCATGATGGTGTAGGTTCTCTCCAGTGGTTGTACTGTGTGCCATGTACGACGATCCACTATTTCATATGTTGAATAAGGTCGCACGATCTCTCTAAAGTGAAAAACAGGTTCTGATTGGAGGTCTTGAGAAAATCCAATTCGATGTACATATGAGCCTTTGAGCATCAAAAATGCTCCGGGCCACTGATGAGGATGAGAAAAAGATTCTTCAGTTGAGCAAGGGTCGAAAGCGTGCAAGCAAACTCGATAGTCTCCAAACTTTCTAAACACACGGTATGTCCACGGCTTTCGTCGATTAACGATTAGGCTGTCCCATTCATCGCCACGATTAATGCTCGCAAATACTTCTGGGATTAAATTTTGAAGAATTTCAATCATGATTTTTGACTTTCAAACCAATATAATCTATCAGTTTCTTTGAGCAACTTGTCTAAAGAGATCATCACCCACAATTCATCTTCGCCATATCGATAGTGCAGCCGACAGGGAAATCCAATACATATTGGCGTAAAATCTTCCAATCGAATACAAGCTAACCATGGTTTTCTATTTCTCTTCCAGCAAAGAATTGGTTTCCTGCCAGTGTATTCAGCATCTCGACTGACTTGTTCAATGAACTTGTTGAGTTGTGGAAGAGATCCGTCAACAGCATTTGCAAGCTCCATGTCATCTTCATAGCCACCTTTAGATTCAATGACCCACTTAAAGCCTTCTGGAACACAAATATCTCCAGAATAAACTTGTTTGGCTTGTTTTGATAAATTAACTTGAGACCATCTATTTCCAGATCCAACTGATCTGGAAAAATTTGCATCTTGACCAAAAAATCCATTTAATAGCTTACACAAATGTCTTTCTACACTTTTTCCTTTTCTGCAACCATTGATTTTTTTCTTAATCGGATTATTATCAATAATATCTTCTATTTGCATGTCTTCATCATCACTCATTGCACTCCTATTCGCCTACTAAACGTAGCGTTCCTTGTAAATCGTTTCTTGTGTTTTCTAATGAATCTAAAATATCATTATAATATTGCGGCGGCATAGTTCCCTCTAAACAAGCATTAGTAGAAATAGTTTTTATATTACGAATAATATCCACAATATCATCACAAATACTTTCATGCTCTGTTCCGCCTTGAACATATGAATCATATAATTCATCATTTTTCAAAGTTGACTTTGCATAATCCTTATGTGTTGAATCTTCAAAATATTCATCTATTAGCTCATCTCCAGAGTTAAGTTCAGTGACTACTGATACTTTAGTCTTAGGTGATTGCACAATAAAAAATTCATCTTCCCAATCTTTACCGGTTTTTTTAACATCCATTTTAAATCTATAAAACTGACCTTGAGAAGAAACTTGAGGATTGTCATCATCAACATGTAATGCCCAGACTTCGTTAGGCGGAATTTCAATTAATTTTTGATCTTTAACAACTGCCTTTACGCCTTCAGAACAAGCAGCAATAGCTCGATACCAGATATCTGGTGATGAAAAGAAGAAAACTTGTCCAAGTCCAATACGAAGGTCAGCAATCCATAGTGGACGTTGATCGTTTCTAAAGAGAAACAAATTTCTTTGAGAATCATCTTCTCTTTCTCCAATAGCAACAGCCATGGCTCCTTCTGTAATTGTAGACCAAACATCTTTGATGCCGCCTAAACGGTGAGATATCCTTGTTGGAATATCTGTCAATTCAAGTTTGTCTTCCATGCCCTTTTCAAATATTCTCAAAATGACTTCTGAATCTGTTTCTGAAAAACATTGATATTTCTTACTGAGAAAATTTGCTTCATCTATGGTTCCATTGTGAATCATGCCAATTCTCTTATCAAGGCTTACAAATGGATGGTTGTTGCTATTTGTAGAAGCATGACCAGCACCTTTAGATGTAGATCTAGCATGTGCTAAAAGAACATTCAATTTAGATTTACGAATCTTTTTCCAAAAATCTTTCTTAATAAATTCGCTAGATTTAATAGGTTCTTTTTGGTAAAATACTTTGCCATTTTTGCCAGCTTCAGCCGCCCAAATGCCAGCAGCATCGGTTCCTCTGTATTCGAGGAAATCGAATAAATTAGTCATTATTTCATAAGTTGCTTTTGACTTTTTTGATAAGCCAATAAAACCTGATATTCCGCACATGATAATACTCCAATACAGTATTATAACAGTAATTTAAATCGAGATCAAGATACATGAACTATTCCAATGAGAATTACAAAAATTTTTACCCAAACACTTATTAGCATGTTGTACATAATGGCTCAGGTGGGATTCGAACCCACAAGCATCTCTCCTTCTGAGGGAAAGTGGTCTTCCAGTTGCCTACCGAGCCAAAATATCGTTTGCTGACTTATGATCAATACCTGCACCCCGACCTTACGCCCGCAAGCGGTAACAAAAGTTACTTATCGAGCAGCACCTTGTTAGTTAACATAAGTCCTATCAAGGCTATTCAGTTGCAAACGACAAACAAAGATGACGCCTTGTACTTTGGCAAACGTAGGTGACGCCTCTGAAATAATCGTCAACTTTTTAACGTCTTTGTTTAGTTCAATTATTTCATTACTTCAGCAACAACACCAGAACCAACGGTTTTGCCGCCTTCTCGAATTGCAAATCTACTGCCCACTTCAAGAGCAACAACTTTGCCAAGATTAACTTCCACATCTACTGTGTCACCCGGAACTGCCATTTCTACTCCATTGAGTAAATTTGCAGAACCAGTTACGTCTGTTGTACGAAAATAAAACTGTGGTCTATATCCATCAAAAAACGGAGTGTGTCGTCCACCATCTTCTTTAGCCAAAACGTAAATCTTTGCTTTGAAACGATTGTGCGGTTTAATCGAATCTGGAGTAACAATTACTTGTCCTCTTTCGATGTTTTCGCCTTTCATGCCTCTCAACAAAACTCCAACATTGTGTCCAGCCAAGCCCTCATCAAGCGGTTTATTAAACATTTCGACGCCTGTAATGACGCTCTCTTGAGTGTCATTCAAACCTACGATTTGAACTTTATCGCCGACTCGCACACGACCTTGTTCGATCTTTCCCGTGGCAACTGTCCCACGACCTTCAATCTGATGAACACCTTCAATAGCTAACAGAAAAGGTTTTTCTGTACGACGTTCTGGGACCATTACATAATTGTCCAAAGCATCAAGCAGATCAACAATGCACTTGTTTGCTTCAGCGTCTTTAGGAGTTGCTAAAGCTGCTTTGGCGTTGCCTCGAATGAATGGCGTTTTTTCTCCATCAAATCCAAATTTTGTAAGAAGCTCACGAACTTCCATTTCAACCAAATCAAGAAGCTCTGGATCATCAACCAGATCGCACTTGTTTAGAAACACAACTAGAGCCGGAACATCGACTTGGCGAGCCAAGAGAATGTGCTCACGTGTCTGAGGCATAGGTCCATCAACTGCTGATACCAACAGAATGGCTCCATCCATTTGAGCCGCACCAGTAATCATGTTTTTGATGTAATCGGCATGTCCCGGACAATCGATGTGTGCGTAGTGACGGTTTTCGCTTTCGTATTCAACGTGCGAAGTGATGATTGTGACTTGTTTTGTTGGGTCACGAACAATTCCGCCTTTTGACACGTCCATGTAACTCTTGGCAACAGCCAGATTTTTTGTAGCCTGTACTGCCAGAATTGCGGCTGTGATGCATTTCCTGTAAGTTCTGAAAAACCTTTTGATCCGTTATATCCAATCGTTTGCGTATGACAATTAGGACACAAAAATCTCAAGTTTTCTGGGCTATCATCTAGCCAGTTAGAATTTTTGTGATCCACTTACTTTAAATAAACAAATGGGGCCGTCAGGAATCGAACCTGTTATCCGCAAGGCACAAGATTTACAGTCTTATTGGTTTCCCACAACACTAGCAACCCCATATTTATACTTCAACGAATTCAAGATGTTCTGAAGTTACTTCAAACTTTTTTTTGCCGACTTCTATGACATCCCCAACATGGAAATTATGCTCCACATTAAAGTTTGTTACAATAAAGCCATTCAGTTTTACCGCACCCATTGTTATCTGCCTACGTCCTTCAGACATACTGACAGTTGCTCGGAGTTTGGACAATAATTTCGTTAATGTCATTTTTCTTATTCTTTTTAAATTTGGGTTGGGAGGGATTCGAACCCCCGAACTCGATGAGAATTGATTTACAGTCAACCTGCTTTATCCACTTGCATACCAACCCGAAATTTTACCTTTTCAAAAACTCTTTTTCTCTTTTATTGATCTCGGAAATGTATTCGTAAATATCATCTTCCGTTACATCACCTTTATTAAACGACTCTCCAATTGAAGTGCTCTCAATGATTCCTTTGGAGAAACTTCCATCATCAAGACAATAATCAACAATGATTTCTTTTTGCTCTTTTGTAAGAGGCATCTTCAATCCTTTACTTAGATTTTACAAAAAGGGAAAAAGAAAAATTGTCGTTTTCTAAATCCCTTATTTCTTCTTTTAAAGAAGCAATGATTTGTGGATCTCCATGTTCTTCCGACCATGTCAACACAAACAAATCACGTTCATGTCTTTTTATCATAACATCAGTCATGCCAATTGTCGAGCATCTTTCTTGTCCATTCTTTTTTGTTTCAGAATGCACCTGACTAAGTTCTTCTTCAGACATAGAAATAACGTCGTTTATTGACAAATACTTTTTCATTCGTTCACGTAGATCTTTCTGATGAAATACTCTGCAACAGTCGTAACATCTGGATTAGAAATTTCAGATGTTATTCGTGATTCAGCTTCTTGGTAAGTATCGTATCTGTCAATTTCACTTGATCCACGTTCTGTGCTAGTGATTTCCATCACTAAAAATTTGATTTTCATTTTAAGTCATCCTTGCCTTCTTTGAATTTCAGTTTTGACATCAATTCTTGTTTTGTGTCTTTTCGTTTCGGATATTTGTCCGAGTGACACAAAAAACATCGTGTGTTGCCGCAATCCCAAGCATCTGTTTTTCTGTACCGACCTTTTTGTTCATCACATTTACAATCAACTTTATAAGGGTCAACCCCCGGAATTCGATTGTAATTTATATTACTTTCAACATGCGAAAGAAAATGTTTCTTCCATTCCCGATGAGTTCGGGAATATTCTTGATGCCATCTTTTCATATAAGACTCCTGTATGGTAGGTTGCTCCCACCGCAGCGACCATACATGATCGACACTGCGATGGGCAACAACTGATCCAGCAGTCTTTATTGAATTTCATTTCCAAACTCCTCAATTTGAAATCTTTTACAACCGTTTTCAAACTCTTGTCTAGTTGGCAAAGCAGGATCAACCTGCGATTTCATGTTTAACGCATCTTTCAATTTGTTAAACAGTTCTGGATAATACCAACATCGTTCATGGCCTTGTTTGTCTAACCATTCTTGTACAATTGCACGAACACTTTCGAGTTCTTTTTGTTCTTTTTTTGTCATGCACTTAGTCTTCTTTAGGATCAAAAAATTTGTTGCAATGAGTACAATGATACAAATTGCAATCTTTTTTCACAACAGATTTTTTCTTCCACAAAAAGGACATTTCACTTCGTTTGTATTTTCATTCTTCATAGCGGAAGCGACAGGCGTCGAACCTGCAAGACGGATTTAACCGCCTGTCTCTTTAGCAAAGAGGTTAGTATAGCCACTTACAATCACTTCCAATTTTGTGAGACAAGAATCGAATAGATACGTTTTCAGGATTTCTCCTGATTGGCGGGATTTGAACCTGCCTCGAAACTAATCTTTCGAAAAGTCGCTTGTGCCTTGATTCTATCCTATTGAATAGCATCAGCACTTTTCCGTCACATTTCCATTCTACATTCTCACAAGTAGCGTGTTCTGGTTTCGAACCAGATTCTGTGAATTTTCAGTTCACCGCATTGACCACAATTGCTTACACGCTATTTGGATGGCGTTTCCACCATCCTGATTTTATTCAATTACTTTGTATTGAGTTTTTCTGTATCTCTTCCAGCAGTTGTGATTAATACAACTCTTTTGTAGATCATCCCATGCCTCAACAAGGTTTCTTAAGTTTCGACTTGCTCGAAGCGAAATTTTGTATTCATCCCAATAGATGAAGTCTTTTTTTCCGTTGGCACGACGCTCTTGTGTTGTTCTCGGGCGTCTGTGATAGTGACAAGATAACATTTCTTTCTCTCCAAAACCGCACTATTGCGTTAAGGAAAGAATTGTTCTCGATATTTCATCGGCTCCTCATTTCTAGCAGATTATAGATGTATTCCCAAATCGCATTCCGCCGAAGCGGACAAAAAGAAACCTACGCAGTTTCAAGTTCGAGAAGTGGTCAGTCTCGGAGTCGAACCGAGTTCTTATCTTCTTCAGAGATACGCTGAATAACCGTACTAGCTCACTGACCAAAATATTTTAACACTATCGAGACTTTTCCTACTCTCGATTTCCATTGATCTTTTTCCACAATGATATATTCATCATAGTAGAGATCGGTTCTTCCCGACAACCAAATTGCTGTTAAGCGATGATGGCCGTCTTCAACTTGTATTTCACCATCTTCGCATCGAGCCAGCGTGATTTGTGGCAACACGCCACCCTCACACAATGTTTTAATCATAGCTGGAATTTGCCCAGCACGATGCAGATTCCTCTGCGAAAACCAAATCTTTGTGATATCCATGAAAACCTCCATAATTGGAGGTCCAAGGACCATCACGAATCAAAAATAAAATCATCTAGTAAATTCCTTTTGTGTCTGAAGTCTTCATAGTAACAGTAACCAGACAAAGAACGACTTAACTTCAATTCCTTGAAATCAAGATACCAACAACAAGTGCTGATTTTCTTTCCCCAGTGATCACTCCATCGTATCACCTTTTCGTTTTCATGCCAATATGTAGATCCAGTAAAGGAAACATAATCAGGATTACTCACATCGAGTGAAATTGGCAACTGTTTCTATGAAAAAGTTGTCAAAATCATATTTCATCAAGCGGAAGACACGGGAGTCGAACCCGCTGCCCCCTTTCGGGAGTTACCTGCTTTCCAAGCAAGCCGCTAACCATTCGCATATCTTCCAAATTACAATTTGTTTGAGACTTGCCATTGGTTTTAACCGCAGGCCAGACTTCGAACCTGTATTAACGCTCCTCCAGTCTCATAGTTTTTAAGAAGAACAAATTGAGCAGAAGACGGAGAACACGAATCCCAACCATTGCTGGTCCAACCGCTTTCGAAACGGTGCTGACTCCTCGTCAGTTCATCTTCTATGGTTTGACTATTTTTCTTTAATCTTATCAATGTATCCTTTATTCCAAAATGAACGTGATGTTTCATCTCGATAAGGATTCAGGATAGGATTAATCTTTAATGCACCAGCTTCTAGTCCATCTTCATAAGCTTTTTCGTATCTTATGGTATGGATTTTATCTAATTTATTAACAAGAGCCGCTACGATAACAACAAACATTGCAACAGCAAGAACCGTAATAAACAAATTTTTCATTGAATGCTTTCTTTAAAAATAGTAAGTGTCCAAGAGAGGAGTCGAACCTCCACGCCATTACTGGCGGCAGGCCCTCGACCTACTGCGGCTACCGTTACGCCACTTGGACTTTTTCTTTTAGTCTTCTCAATCTTAAATATTTGGCATTTGAGATAATATCTGTTCCAGAATCTTCTCCCATTGTTGCTTGGCTGTGACAATTTGGACAGAGAAATTCCAAATTGTCAGCTTCATTATTCAGCCAATTCTCGTCTTTATGATTGACCTGTAATCTCAATTCTTTTCCGTTCCACGATCCTTTATTTTCACAATGTTCGCATTTGTATTCTACGCCGCATTCAATTAACGCTCGTCTCAGCCTATAGGCAACTTGCCGTCTATTGGTGTCTGGCATTAATACTAGCACATCTGACCAGTGCTTTTTCTTTGATCCTTTGTGTTTTTCTCCACAGTTTGCTGCTTGTCCAAGAAAGTGAGATGTGTCAATTTCATAGATTTTGATCCATCTTTTGATATTCTGTTGTTGACCACCAGACCATTTTATTCCAAGTTTTCTAATCACTTCTGCAAGCGATATACTTTCTTTAATAATTGGTTCTAATAATTCTTTTGTGTATTTGGTAGACTTGCTCATATTTTAACATAGTGTGTCTGCCAAATATTTATCTCGCTGGAGGGACTCGAACCCTCAATCCTCTAGGGCATCGAATTTTAAGTTCGACGTGTATCTCCATTTCCACCACAACGAGTTATACTAAATTGAATTAAATTGTTAAAGATCAAAAAAGCGGATAACAGAGGTGCCGACCCCCAAGCCATTCGCATGGCTCCAACCGCTTTCAAGGCGGTGCTTACAGCCGTGTAAGTTTATTATCCAAAATTTGTATTACATCGAGGGATTCAAACCGTTCCAAAAAACCTAAGTAATTTGGTTTACTAGGACAAACTAAGTTTTCTGATATTTGGAAAACTTATTTTAATGTTTGCCTTGCGTGGCCTTGCGGCAAGGCTCCTATCCCTTATTCATAAGAACTCAGGGATTACTTATGTTTTAATTAAATTTAACCTTATTGGAATCAACAAAATGTTGTCTTGGTTAGTATTTCAATCTAGGGAATGACCCATACCAACTAAATGTAATACAGTAGCATCGGTGGGACTCGAACCCACAAGCATCTCTCATTTTGAGTGAAAGTGGTCTGCCAATTGCCTACGATGCCAAAAATTGTACCATGTCAAAAGATTCGAACTTTTGAACTCAATATGCACCTGTGATTATATTGGATTCGAACCAATCATATTGAACTATTATCCCAACGAAACACAATACAGTAGCACGGGTGGGACTCGAACCCACAAGCATCTCAGATTCTAAGTCTAAGTGGTCTGCCAATTGCCTACCGTGCTATAAAATCTTCTTAAAATTTACTGAAATAATTCTACAAAATTCAACGAATTCTTCCTCCATCATAGTCGGGGCTTTATTTGGCAAATAAAAAAGGTCGTATCCCGCTAAGGGATACGACCTTTTTTATTTTCGGTCAATCCAAAGCGATTGCTATTCCTCACCTGATAGGAGGGAATAATACAAACTCGACAGTGAACTAAATAAGGATTGCATGATTTTTCTCTTTTTTTTTGTGTGAGCACTTTGCCCACTTTTGTATAGTAGTCATCTCGAAATATTTTTGCAAGCTCCATTACAAAAATTTTTCATCCATACCAATAAGACGCAAGGTAAATTAAAAGGTTCGCAGAATTTTTGTAAAAACAAAAATGTCAGACAGGTTTTTAGCCTGTCTGACATTTTGAACAAAGAAAATAGATTCAGATTCGTTTCAAGCGATTTTTGTAAGAGGCTATCCCGGATAGCCTCTAACTGTTGGTCGAGTGACAAATACAGACGTTCCACAAATTATTGCAGCGAATCCAAGTCCAATCATTCCCCAAGCAACAGGAATCGATACAATTGATTCCTCATTGATTGAAGATTTTTTTACAGGAATTGCAATCTCTTCGTATGGAACTTCGAGAACAGAATTGTCCAAAGAGACTGGAATTAATTTACCTTCTTCAAGTCGGAAGACCGTATCGCTGTTCATTTGCTTTGCAGAAACATCTCTACTTTCAGCGTAGCGGAGAACTTCTTTCACAAGTTCAGGATTGCTGTATTCCGTTTTCATGACTTTAACGAGGTCGTAGTTGCTGAATCCTGTAGATTCTGCTTCATTTGTTGGTCGGCTTTTCAATTCACCGATTCCCAATCCTGTAGTTCCGAGTCCAGCAGCCAACAATATTGCTGATGTAATCCCCAAGAAACTTGCACGTTTGGCAATGCCAACAACCATTGAGCAGGCGGCTTTTGCTGTTCTCCATCCAATCCATGTCGTTACAATTGCTCCAATTACTGTGAACACCTCTTTGGTTGCGTACTGGCTGAGGGTTTCTCCGATTTCATTCATGTGATGCTCCTAAAACTAGAGGATTTTTTGTCCTAAAAAATATTCGACAGCTAACTTTCGCTGTCTGTGCTTTTCAATCATAGCAGGTAAAAATAAATTTGCCAAGAGTAGATTTGATTTCATCCCAATTTTTGTATTGAAAACTCTAAATAGATGTATGCGATTTAGACACTTCATCTTATTAGAACAAGATCCAATGGGCGGCGGCGATCCAATGGCTGGTGGACCACCATCAATGGGAGGTCCACAAATGGGCGGAGCACCACCAATGGGAGGTCCACCGGGAATGGACCCAATGGGAGGTCCACCAATGGGAGGTCCACCAATTGGAGGACCACCGGGCGGAGTGCCAACTCCACCAGAGCCACAGCCAGTTCCTCAACATGCTGATGTGTGGACTGTTTTAGACTCTCTTCTAAGCGGCAAGCCAATAGAACAAGAAGAGGAATTGAAAAAATATCAATCTCAGAAGTCGCAACTTTCTTCTCAAAATTCTCCTCCATCACCGGGTGGACCTCCGGGAATGGGCGATCCAACGGGCGGAATGGGCGGACCAGCTTTGATGAGTTAGGCTTTACTTTAAGAAAGGTGTTCTGTTAGAATGCCTGAATGTTTAAGAAGGCTCGAATAGCTCTCAGCAATTGGAAAGAATTGAACAATGAGTAAAGCATTGGTGTTTAGCGATTTGCATCTTCACGGCCATAAAGATCGCATTGAACGTCTTAAAGATTGTTTGGATGTTTTAGAATGGGTATTTACAACTGCTGCTGAGCGTGATTGTAAATACATTTTCTTTCTTGGTGATTTATTTCACGAACGATCTTTTATTGATGTGCGAAATTATTTGCATACATTCGAAGTTTTTATGAGGCATATGTTAGACGATGCCTTTGATCGACAAATGTATTTGTTGGTCGGAAACCATGATATGTATCATAAAGAACGATGGGATGTTAATTCCATCAAGCCATTATCAGCTATTCCAAACATTACAGTTATTCAAAGCCCTGTTTCTCTTAATATTGGTGGCAGAAAAATTGATTGGCTTCCTCATGCGGAAAATCCAATTGAGTCTCTGAATAAATTTAAAAAGAATGGGGCTGGAGACATTCTGTTTGGACACATGGCTGTTAGTGGTGCATCTACAAATACATTTTATGGAGTAAAATCAGATGTCATTGTTGAATACGACAATGAAATGGTTCGTGTAGACGCATCACTGTTTGATGATTGGGGCATGACGATGCTTGGGCATTATCATGAGGAACAAAAACTTTCACCAAAAGCAGAATATGTTGGTTCTCCATTACAATTATCATTTGGAGAAGCGTTCCAACAAAAACATATAATTATCATCGATCTTGAAACGATGGAGAAAGAATATGTTATCAATGATTTTAGTCCAAAACATTTGATTGTTACAGAACAAGACATTGAAAATGAAGCTTATGATTTAACAGGGAAATTTGTAAGAATAGCTGTAGAGAACATGGGTAAGAAAGATCTTATCGATCTTCAAAGAAAAATCGCCCGAGAAAACAAGCCTCTTACGGTTGATCTTAAACAAACCGATAAAAAAATCGGAGAGCAAGACGCTACTGTGATTAAGGAAGCTAAATCAATCCTGACAGACACAAAGCAGATGTTGGATCAATACATCAAGGACAAAGGCGTTCCAGATGGTTTGGATGCTAAAAGATTACTCGCTGCTGGCGAAGAATGTTTGGCAGATATAATTTCTGCTTGAATTTCAAACGTCTTAAAGAAACTTTCTGTTCTTTAAGACATTTCATTTGTCACATCGAAAGCGATGTTTTAAGATTGTGTTCTAAGAATTGGAGCTAGTATGAGAAATTTGAATTTCCGTTCCGCATATGCAGAAAATATCCTGTGTTTTGGCCCAGAAGGAGTGAATTTTCATTTCACTGACTATGGTCAAGTTGTTCAAGTCAAGGGAATAAATCTTGATACTCCCGGAACCAAAGAAGATCCCGCTAGCAACGGTACGGGAAAAAGTTCTGTACAGGAGATTCTGTCCATTGGACTGTTTGGAAAAACAGTTAAAAGTCCGACCAAACTAAAAGGCGGACAGATTATTAATACAATGGCAGAAAAAGCTCACGTTGAAGTTCAGTGGGATGATTATCGAGTTGTTAGAAGCTTCAAACAAATGTCTTCTGGCAGCATTACAACTAAAATTCGAGTGTGGGAAAGTAAAGATCATATTTGGGATGAAAACTCTGAAGTCACTAAAGGCGGAAGGCCCGGAGAGACCCAAGATTGGATTCAAGAAAAACTTGGCTTGAATCATCATACATTTTGCAATATTGTAATTTTCGATGATTCAAGTTTTTATTCTTTTCTTGAATCAGATGCTGCTACAAAAAGACAATTTGTAGAAAACTTATTAGGACTTGATCAATACCGTAAGTATCATGAAAATGCTAAGTCATTGCTTAAGAGTCGTAAAAGTTCTGTAGAATCTTTGGGCAGTGAATATGATCTTTTGTGCGGTTCTGTTGAGTCTTGTGAACGCAGAATACAAACTTTAGAACAGCAGCAGCATAGCTGGAAAAATTCAAAGAAAACTGCTTTCATGGATATGGTTGGTCGAATTAAAACAAAACAAACTTCATTAGAAACAACTGATACTGGCGAACAATTAGCAAATTGGCAAAAAGGTCAGGATAGAATTGTTGCTTTGACAGCTAAAATTGACGACAAAGAATCAAAACTCAAAAATGTTAAAGATGCGTTAAAAGTTGCTCGTGAAACTATGGAATCAGCTAGAGAACACAAAAACGCAATTACATCAGTAATTCAACAACACACACTTGCAATCAAAGCAGCAGAAATTGAATTAAGCAAGCAACTTAAGCAAATTGAAAAACTTGATAAGCTTGAAGATGGTGCTCAATGTCCAGTTTGCCTTGGAACTATTAAGAAAGATAGTTATGGCAAAGTTCTTAAACATAGTCATACCACTGCTGACGAACAACGTGTTGCTATTCGTAATGAAAATAATTCAATTGACAAACATTCAGAAGAACTTTCAAAAAAGACTCAAGCTGTTGCGTCAAGTCAAAAAGGCATTAGTGATGCTGAGGGAAGTGTCGCTATAATTGAAGGAGAGATTCGTGAATATAGAAAAGAAATATCTAAGCTATCTGCAATCAGCAAGCCAGAAGGAAGTTCAAGAGAACAAGTTTTAGAAGCAGAGATTGCTGAATTAAGGAAGCAGGCCAAAAATCTTAAGGAAGAATATGAAGGAAGTTCTCCTTATGCAGAGATTTTAGTTCAAGCACAGTCAGAATTGACTGAAACTAAAAATCAATCAGAAATAAAAGCTAATGAAATTTGTGTGGCCGAAGAGCGGCTTCCTTATTATCATTTTTGGGTTGAAGCGTTTGGCGATCGTGGAATTAGAAGATATGTGGTGGATGGAATCATTCCTGCCCTTAATGCTCGTGTTGCTTATTGGTTGAACTATCTGATTGATAGCAAGATTGAACTAACATTTAATAACGAGCTTGATGAAAAGATCACTCGCAGCGGAAACCCTGCTTTTTATTACTCTATGTCAAATGGAGAAAGAAGAAGGATAAATTTGGCTGTATCACAGGCTTTTTCTTATGTTATGATGCTTAACTCTGGGTGTTGTCCGAGTTTAGTATTTCTTGATGAAATTACAGGTGGAGGAATTGACAAAGCAGGCATTGTAGGTATTTACAACATGATATTTGAGCTTGCTAAAGAACGTCAGGTTTTTGTTACAACACATAATGAAAATCTATTGTCGATGTTACAAGGATGTGAGACTTTAACACTTAAAAAAGAAAATGATGTTACTGTTCTTTCTTGATAACCAAATCATTTCTTAATACAATTTTTTTAAAAATATATAGTTGGATTTTTTGCTGCTGTTAAGCTTAGCTACCTTCCACCTATATTAAAGGAACAAACAAAACATGTCGGTTAAAGCACTACAAGATTATACGTTCGTCAGCAAATACGCTCGCTACTTGCCTGAACAAAAGAGAAGAGAAACATGGGTAGAAGCAGTAGATCGAGTTCGTGATATGCACATCAGGCGATATCCTCAAATCAAGCAGGACATCACTTGGGCGTTTGAACAAGTTAAGCAACGCAAGGTTCTTGGCTCTCAGAGAGCTTTACAATTTGGCGGTCAACCAATCGAAAAGAAAAATGCAAGAATCTACAATTGTATAAGTTCGTATTGCGATAGGTTGAGATTCTTCCAAGAGTGCTTCTGGCTACTGTTGTGTGGTTGCGGGACTGGCTTCTCTGTACAGAAGCATCACATTGCAAAATTGCCAAATTTTAATTCTATTTTGCTGGAAAAGAAATTTCTAACAAAGAAAGTATATGTTATTCCAGACTCTATTGAAGGCTGGTCTGACTCTCTCGGAGTTTTATTAAGTGCATATTTTGAAGATGGAGAGTTTTCAGAATACTATGGAACAGAAGTTATTTTTGATTGCAGTTTGATTCGTCAAGAAGGTGCTTTGTTGGGTTCATCATCTGGGAAAGCTCCGGGTCCAAAGCCATTGATGAGAGCACTGGAAAAGATTCGTAATATTCTTGACAAATGTGTTGCCGATGAACAGAAGTCACTTCGTCCAATTGACGCATACGACATTATAATGCACGCATCTGATGCAGTTTTGTCTGGCGGAGTTAGACGATCAGCCACTATTTGCCTGTTCTCTCCAGACGATGAAGAAATGGCTACTGCCAAAATTGGAAATTGGTTCATTGACAATCCTCAGCGTGGTCGATCAAACAATTCTGCTATTCTTTTACGTGGAAAAACCACTAAAGAACAGTTTGAAAAACTGATGGGATATGTTCGTGAATTTGGAGAACCCGGATTCGTTTGGTCAGATTCTTTAGAAATTCTTTTCAATCCTTGTGTTGAAATTTCGCTCTACGGATATGATATCGAAACTGGTTTGAGTGGATGGCAATGTTGCAATTTGTGTGAAATTAACGGGAAAAAATGTCATACTTTGGATGATTGGATTATCGCCGCAAAAGCAGCGGCTATCATTGGAACATGTCAGGCTGGATATTCAGATTTAACATACCTTGGCCCTGTATCAAAGAAAATCATTGAACGAGAGGCATTATTGGGGGTCAGCATTACAGGCGTGATGGACAACCCAGAAATTTTACTTGATCCTGAAAAACAACGATTTGTTGCTCAATTAGTTTTAGATGTTAATGAAGAATTCGCTGCTAAAATAGGGATAAACCCTGCTGCTCGTGCAACATGTTTGAAGCCTGCTGGATGTCTTGAATTCAACACAAAAATAAAAACATCTGAAGGCTCATTTACACTTTTGGAAATATTTGAAGACCAAGGATATTCGTTTGATGAAATTAAAAACATGAATAAAGAATGGCTGGAATTAAAAAAACCTCTTTTGATTTTAAACGAAAACAATGAAATAGAAAATGTTACAAGATTGTATGTAAATGGAGAAATTCAAACTTATGAAATACCATTGGATGATGGATCTGTTGTCAAATGCACACCTTGGCACAAGTTTAAATTAACTGATGAAACTTGGAAAAGAGCAGACGAACTAAGCGAAGGTGATGATATCCTCTCTTATTAGATTTATTTGAAAAAC